AGAAATAAGCTTATAAAAGAGATTTATGAATCAGGTTTTGATCCATTTAACATTAAGTCTATAGAAGATTGTTTTAGCAAATATCTTACAGATGATATGAAAGAATGTATTAACTTTGACAAGTTTTTAAATGATTGGTATAGGTATAAGATCTTAGATCAAAGAGTTGGCTTCATAGATAAACACGACTTTAGTTGTTTTCAAAAAATTAAATTTTAATAATGAAAATTAGTATTTACTCAACAGCATTTAACATTTTAGATAAAGCATTCAACCACAAAGATGCATTGGACAATTGGTTTGTTTATGCAGATGAGGTTTGCATTGCGGTTAATAAAAGCAAAGATGACACTGAAGATGCAATTAGGGAATATGGAAAAGAAAAAGGATACAATTTAAAAGTTGTATCTGTGGATATTCCTTATGATGACCCCTTCTGTTATGGGAAAACAGAGAATTCTGCATTACAAGCTTGTTCTGGAGATTTAATGATTCAGCAGAATCTAGATGAAAGATTAGGGGGAGATAAAGAAACTATAGTAAATTTAGGTCAACAATTATTACAGTCTAATCAATATGCATCTTTTTTTGTTCCTGTAGTAAATCTTTATGGAGATTATGATCATTACATAGATTTTGGTGCTAAATGGTATATTCACAAAAAAGGACTTAATAGAGGGCCAGTAAATTTTGGAATTAAAGAAGACGGAAGACCTGATTATAATAAAACAAGCACTGACGAGCTAATTAATGATAAGGGTGAATTGCTTCAAACTTATCCTCTTTGTGATATTAGGGATGTCGAAAGCACTCTTAAATATTGTGCCAGTGGAGCGCCATTTGTATATCATCTGGGATATGTTGATCTAAAAGAAAGACTTAAAGTCAATAAGTTCTGGCATAGTTTTTGGGTAGACGCGACAGGAGGAGATCCCAATACACACGATATTACAGAAGAAGAACTAAAAGACAGAGGTAGATCTAAACATGGATTACAACTTTGGAAAAAAATATGAAAATAGGTTTACTATGTAATTTTTACGGATTCCCTGAATATACAGATAGGTGTTTAGAGGCTTGGAAAAAAATATCGAATATACATAAAGTCGCTGTATCTAGTTATCAGTATAGTGAATATGTAGAATGTGGCTGGGATTGTGAGGATGTAGATACCCCTATCCAACTTTTATCTTTACAACATCTTCTTTCGCATGATATAGATTATGTTTGGATTCTTGATCAAGATGAGTTTTATTCAGAAGAAGATATAAAAAATTGTATTGAGCATATTGAGGAAAACCCAGATATTTGCACATTTAAAGTTAACTTTAAAAACTTTGTTTTTTCTAAATCACAATATGTAGATAATTTTAATCCTCCTAGGATTTTCAAAGTAAATCTCAATGGTCAAAAATCTTTAAGCCATTTTTATTATGAAAATGATGTCGTATACAATATTAATAATCAACTGATTGATTATAAGAACTTAAGTATGTTGGAGATACCTAAAGACAAGTGTTTCCCAGATCATTATTCTTGGGTTGGCTCTCCTGAATTCTTAAAAGCAAAAGTTAAGTATCAACTAAAAAGATATAATGGAATTTGTTCTTATGAGTGGGATGAAGAAAATAATAAACTTTCATTTAGAGAAGAATTTTTTAAAAAATTCAATCAAAAAAAACCTGAAGTAAAAACAATTTGATAGTCATGGCTAAGATAAAAATATATGGAGCTAAAGAATATTGGTGTCAAGTTCCTAGAATCAAACAAGGATTTTTAGGATTGGGTCACCAATTGGTGACAGGAGATGATTATGATTTTATCTATGCAAATAATTTTGATTATGAAGACGTTGATTCTGAACACAAAGATTCTGCTCTTTATGAAGGTGAATCTAAATCAGTAAAAAAAGGATTTAAGATTTTTAATGTATTGGATATTCCTCCTCATATAAAAGATTTTCCGATTCAAAAACTAAAAGACCAATTGTCTCATGCCGATTTAGTCACATGTATTAGTCACGCTGTGAAGGAACAGCTAAGTGAAATAGGGATTGAATCAAATGTTATATTTAACCCTATAAAGGATGTAATGTTTGATCCTCAAGTAACAAGAGAAATAAATTGCCTTTATGTAGGGAGATATTTCGATCCAAATAAAAGATTTTTTCTTTTACATAATATTGATACTTATATCGCAGGACCATCAGGAGGATCTCCTCAAGGTAATTACTTAGGTTTAGTCAATGACATAACTTTAAATCAACTTTATAACGCTAGCAAGGTAGTTGCATTGCCATCTAAATTTGAGGGGTTAGGTTTACCTGCCTTAGAAGCTATGGTGGCTGGGGCTGTTCCTCTTGTTTGTAAGGATAATCCTAATTCAGAATTCTGCCCAGATTTTTGTAAAGCAGATCCAGACGTTGATTCTGTTACCAAAACATATCAAGACATTTTAAGTAATTTTAAAGATTACCAAGGTGAAATATTAAAGAATCTATCTTCTGTAATACAGCATAAATTTTCTAAATTTTCTGTTGCTCAAAATATTATAGACCTATACGAAAAAAATAAATAAATTGTTATAATCGTAGTGTTCTAAAGTTGAAGAATCTTTAACTATTGCCTATAATAGCGTGGAATGAAAAAAGTCATTATTACAGGGGTAACAGGTCAAGATGGTAGTCACATGGCAGACTATCTATTGAAAGAAACAGATCACACGGTTATTGCAGGAGTCCGTAGGCTTAGTGTTCAAAATCATGATAACATAGAACACTTAATGGATAACCCTAGGTTTTCTCTGATAGACTTAGATGTAACGGATGCAGAAAACATCGACAGGGTTATTTCTAAGCACAAACCAGATTACCTTATAAATTTTGCCGCTAATTCATTCGTAGGCTCAAGTTGGGAAATGCCAGTCAATCACATGCAGACTAATGCTATGGCTGTTTTGCATCAATTAGAGGCGATCAGAAAACACGCTCCTCACTGCCGATATTATAATGCTGGCTCGTCTGAAGAATTTGGTGATGTTGTGTCTACACCACAAGATGAGACGCACCCACTACGCCCCAGAAGCCCGTATGGAGCAGCTAAGTGTGCCGCTAGACATCTTGTAAAGGTTTACAGGGATTCGTATGATTTGTATGCTGTTCAAGGCTGGTTGTTTAATCATGAAGGAACGAGAAGGGGAGTAGAATTTGTTACTCGAAAGATCACTCAAAATGTAGCTCGTATTGTTAATGAGTTTGGTCGCAAAGAAGACTTTGAACCCTTGAGATTAGGTAATGTGGAATCCAAGAGAGATTGGAGTGATTCAGAAGATTTTGTAGATGGCGTTTGGAAAATGTTACATCAAGACGAAAAACCAAAAGATTATGTGTTATCTTCTGATGAAACACATACGATTAAAGAGTTTGTAGAGGAAGCATTTAATTTTGGAGGCTTTCACAGATCAATATGTAGATGGGAAGGAGAAGGAGTTGACACAAGATATTATCACGGAGATGACCTTCTTATGGAGGTAGATCCTAAATTTTATCGACCAGCAGAAGTCGAGCTTCTTTTAGGGAATTCTGAGTTAGCTAGAAGTGAGCTTGGTTGGGAGCCTAAGACAAATTTTCTTCAGCTAATCAATAAAATGGTTAAACATGACATAGAGCTATTGACTTAAGTTCTTAATCAGTCTATATTGGCTTTATGCCAAGGGGTAAAAAGACCTGTCCATCCTGCAAAGCAATAGTTGGTGCTAGAGCTAGCTTATGCCAATGTGGGCATAAATTTCTTCCAGCCAAGAAGAAGCAAGCAAAACCATTCTTTACAGAACGTAGAGAATTTGTTAAGAGAATGCTTGCTGGCTCAAAAGCAACTGACTGGAGAATGGAGATGCATACTGCGACAAAAGTTTTTGAGTGTTTTGAAAACGACACTGATTTTTTGTCGAAGGTAAAACCACCATTTGTATTTAAAAATACAATTAAATACTTTTTAACAAAAGATGGTAAAGAGTATTTACAAAAGAAGCATAAGGAGTTCTATTATAAGCCTCCTGAGAAAGATAAATTTGTTGACACTGGAGTGAAATCGGGAGAAGATATAGTGAGAAAGAAAACGAAAACATTAAGAGATTTTTTAAATGACTAAGATGAAGAAGAAAAGCAGCGGATCAAAAGATTATACAGAAGCATTCCTTAAATCAAACAAAGAGTATCACTACAATCTGGAAGAAGGTGCAGAACCTTATCTGGTCTCTAGTGGATCTCTAATTCTAGATCATGTTTTGAGTGGAGGATTTGGGTCAGGATTGCATAGGTTTATTGGAGCAAACGAGGGAGGCAAAACAAATGAAGCTTTGCATGTGATGCACAATATGCTCAAGACAGTGGAAAACTCTAAGGGTCTTTTTGTCATGGCTGAAGGTAGATTAAGTCAAGACGTTAAAGATAGAGCGGGTATCAAGTTTGTTCATTCAGCAGAAGATTGGGATGTGGGAACATGCCTAATTCTTGAATGTCATATCATGGATACTATGATTGATTTTCTGAGAGGATTGCTTAAAAACAATCCAGACAAAGAAAAATTCTGTATTGTAATTGACAGCATGGACGGTCTAATCACAAAAGAAGATCTAGAGAAGGGTTCTTCTGATGCTAGAAAAGTTGCGGGGGGAGCATTAATGACTTCTGACTTTTTAAAAAGAGTGAGCTTGGGTATGAGCAAGTTCGGACACATGTGCATTATGATTTCTCAAGTTAGATCCACAATCACTACAAGTATGTATGCCAAGCAAGATCCAAACAACCAGACAAACAGCAGTGGAGGAAATGCGATTTTGCACTACCCAGATTGGATTCTTGAATTTAAAAAGCAAAATAAAAGTGATAAGATTCTAGAAAAGCCAACCGAACAAATCACTCCTGATAATAAAATTTATGGGCATAATGCCAAGGTTCTAATCTTGAAATCCACCAATGAAGCCACAGGACAAATTGTTGCTTATCCAATCAAGCATGGTCGAAGCAATGGGAAATCTATTTGGCTTGAGAGAGAGGTAGTTGACATGCTCTTAATGTGGGGCTACTTAGAGAAGTCGGGAGCTTGGATTAAGGTTGATGAAAAGATAAAAACTCTTTTACAAGAAAGCCAAATTGAAGTTAAAGATTCTTATCAAGGGATTAAATCAGTTTATGAGTTCCTAGAGTCAGATGATAAAATTACTGCACTATTAGTAGATTTCATAAAAGAGAACATTCTTAAGCAATGATATTTTTATGTTCAAATGGCCGAGAGAGAAAAATAAAAAATGTCAGCAAATACCTTATTGACTGGGACTCTAAGTGTCGAAGCGGAATACAAAAAGACGTAAAGGATCAAGTCAAGCCATACTGGTTTGCAGATGTTGTCTTTGAAGAGTTTCCTGTTGCTGGAACAAGAATGACATTAGATCTTTATAATGCTACTCAAAAGATTGCTATTGAAGTAGATGGCAATCAGCACTACAAGTTTAATCGTTTTTTTCACTCTGGCTCTCGACAGAAGTTTCTCCATCAATTACAGAGAGATGAGAAGAAAGAATATTTTTGCGAGATTAACAATATCAAACTGATCAGAGTATTAGAGTCTGATGTTATAGACTCATCAGAATACCCTAAAAACTTAATAGAACTTTTAAAATGAATATAGAAGAAGAAGAGGGGAGTGGGGGGATACCTCAATCATTACTAGATAAAGTTTATGACTCTACAGGATCAGCGAATGGCGGCAACAAGGGCTTTATATTACTTTATGTCAATAAAGAAGGCTGCCCTAGCATGACAAGTAAAACAGAAAACCCCTGCGTTGACATGGCTCTTGGTAAACTAATAGAGTTAGCAATGAGCAAAAAAGACGATGACATAAGCATATGATTTATTCTTTTGATTTGGAAAAAAAGGTGTTAAGTGGTATTCTTCAACATCAACATAAGTGGGAAGAGATTTCTAGTTTTGTTAATGATGGTGATTTTTATTCAGAGGATTCAAAAGTAAATGTATCAATATTTAAATTATTAAAAAATGCCCTTGATAACGCTGAAAGTATTGATGAGACAATTCTTGTTCAAAGAATACAGCAACTAAAAGTAAGCTTTCCTGACAGTGTAGATGTCGCTGAGTATGTATTCTCTTTAGCATTCTACAAGATTACAGAAAATATTTTCTTAAGCTCTGTAAAAGAACTTAAAAAATATAGCGCTCGTAGGGAAATATATACGAGTTGCAAGAAGGTTGCTAATTTTGTAAAGAATGCAGATCCTAATCTTAAATATGGAGAACTTATTGAACAGTCTGATCAACTTTACAATAAAAATATAAAAGATTTCGAGATGACAGAAGCTGGTCCTGTCAACTTGTTCGACATGATGGAAGATCTTGTCGAGGATCGAGGCGAAAATCCAGTAGAAGATTTTGGTATGCTTGGGCCGCATCCAAGAATTAATGAGATGTATGGTTCACTACTGCTTGCTGGCAATATCTCTGTTATTGTGGCTAGGTCTGGAGTAGGTAAGACAAACTTTTGCATGGATTACACAACAAGAGTTTCTGCTGAACATGATGTTCCCGTTCTTCACTTCGACAATGGTGAGATGAGTGAGGAAGAGCTTATCTTTAGACAGTGTTCCGCAATGACAGGTATTCCCGTATGGCTTTTACAGACAGGTAAATGGAGGACTACAGGATACAAAGATCTAACGGTAGATCAGGTTGTCGCTAAAGTTAGATCCGCTTGGAGTAAAATTAAGAACATGGAGTTTTATTATGAGCAAGTTATTGATTAAGTTTCCAACTAGAAACCGCCCCGAAAAATTTAAAAAAGTACTACAAAAGCACATTGAT